CTGCACGTAGGTCATGCCGAAGGAGATCCCGTCGCCGTTCTTCGGGTTGCTCCACGAGAACGCATTCACGACGGCGTAGACGTAGCAGCCGGCGTAGATGTCGTCCTGCGTCGCCGGCAGCAGCTTCCTGTTGAACAGGCGCGGCGGCCGGTCCTCGTTGGCGATGACGCGCACGAACCAGTTCCCGGCGTAGCCGGCGTGGCGCTCGCCCGTCTTCTTGTTCAGCCCCTGCGGGCCGTCGCCGTCCAGCAGCGGGCTCTTGATGAGCCCCTTCTGGAGCCGATCGACGCCGTTGGCGGGCCACGCCTCCTTGGCGACGCCCAGGATCGCGGCCTTGAGCTCCGCGAGGTCGGCGGTCTTCGGGATCAGCAGCGTCGCGTTGAACTGCTTCTTGCCGTCGTCCTTGACCTGCGGCTTGAAGAGGTTGGGGTAGGAGAGCCGCGCGAGCGGCAGCTTGAAGTCGGCAGAGCGTGCGTTCTTGGCCATGTTCGTCATCCTTCGACAGGGGTCAGCAGGGAATGCGCCGAGCCGCCTTTGACGGCCGGGCGCGTGGTCTTGTCCGAGCGCACGAGGTTCAGCCCGGTGACGGGCGTCTCCACGAGGCTGGACAGCAGGCCCTCGAACTCGCGCTTGCGCTTGGCGCCGAGGGCTTTCTCGATCTGCGCGATGGAGCGCAGCTTCGTCTCGAAGACGACGTCGTCCGGGAGGTCGGACAGGGCCACCTCGGCCGCCGCCTCGTCCTTCCAGCGCCGCCGCCCGATCTTCTCGACCAGCACGTAACCCGGGATCTCCGTCCCGGCCTGCGCGAGGTTGTGCGCGAGAGCGCGCACGGCGTTGAGCCAGTCCTCCACCATGCCGGCGGCGTCGAGGACGCGCGCCAGCCTGGCGGGGTCGAGTTCGTCTGGAGCGTTCTTCAGTTGCGGCCGGTCGAGGTCGTCAAACCAGACACCCGCGACCTCGAGCGCGGCCCACTCCTGCTCCGGGCAGATGGCCCTGGCCGGGCAGAACCGGCAATGCTCGCCGGCGTGCAGGTTGGTCTCGGCCCACTCCTCGCGCGACACCTCGCCGGTCACCTCGCCGTAGGCTTCCATCGCGAGGGCCGACGAGCGCATCGCCTGCATGAGGTCGCTCGTCCACTCCATGAGCTCGACGGGGTCGAACTCCTCGGAGCGGATGGCGTCCCGGCCAGCGCGGGGCTGCACGATCGTCACCTGCACGGTGCCGACGTCCAGCGCCGGGTTGGCCAGAACGGCGCCCAGCGCGTAGGTCCGCAGTTGCTTGTTGCCCTCGGCCTCGACGACGACGCCGCGACCGCCCTTGAGGTCAATGACCTCGAGGCGCCGATCGGCGGCGTGGTAGACCACGGCGTCGGCCGTGCCGCCGGCATCGAACGGCGGGTTCAGCGCCTTGAGGCTGAACCGCTGCTCGATGTGCAGGACGTTGAGCGCGCTCGCGCCGAACCGGCCGCGCACGTAGTCGACGTAGGCGCGGGCCGTCTCGGCCATCTCCTCGTCGACCTCGATCGAGTGCTCCTTCGTGCGAATGGTGCGGCCGATCCACTCGGACGGGTCGCGGCCTTCGCGCAGGCAGTCCTCGGACACCTCGTGGCAGGCCGTGCCCCAAGCCGCCGCTTCGCTCTCCGGCTGTTCCGGCACCTTGGCGCAGAGCGCCAAGGCACCGGGGCACCCCCAGTTGCGCGCCGTCGCCGACGCGCTCCAGGTGCTGTGGCTCCTCCCCGCCATGTCACGCCACCTTCGCGCGGCCGTGGGGGTTCTTCGCCGTCATGGCGTTGATCTCCTCGACGGCCAGCCCGTAGCCGTCGGCCGGAATGGATGAGATCTTCGCCACGCCGTCGCCGAAGAGCGTGCGCAGCAGCGCGGGCCCGTCCTCCTGCGCGGCGGCCATGCCGAAGACCTTGACGTAGTCGCCCATCGCCTTGCGCACGTCGTCGATCGTGGCGGCCGGCGGCGGGGCCACGGGCTCCTCGATCGTCGGCTCGGCGGCCACGGGCTCGGCCGCGGGCGCCACGACGGGCGCGGCCTCGACAGGGGCCTCGGCCTTCGGCGGCCTGCCGCGCTTCTTGGGGGCCGCGGCGGGGGCCGGGGTCTCGGCGGGGGCCGCCGGGATGTCGTGCGGCTCGACCGGCAGCGGCGGGGTGACCACGTCGGTGACCACCGCCACCTCCGGCGGCTCGCCGCGCCGCGGCTCGTCGGCGATCTCGACGAGGAAGCGCGCGAACGCGCGGTAGTGGGCGGGACTGCCCAGGTAGTGCTCGACCTTCATTTCTCTGCTCCTAAGACGTTGCGGATGGTTGCGACCTTGCGGGTCAGGATGCGCGCGAAGGCTTCATCGATGGAGCCCTCGAGCGCGGCCACGCGAACCCGGCATTGCCGGGTCTGCGTGTGGTTCGTGATGCGCATGGCGGCCTGCGCCATGTCCTTCGGCACGAAGGAGTACTCCACGAACATCAGTTCGGCCGCGGACGAGAGGTCGATCCCCTCGCCGGCGGCCAGGATCTGGCCGACGAAGACGCGGGCGAGCCCGCGCTGGAAATGCTGGATGGCGGTGTCGCGCGCATGCGCCGGGGTGCGGCCGTCAATGCCGACAACCCCATACGCCTTGAGCGCGTCGCGCAGCGCGTCGATGACCTCGGTGTGCCAGCACATGAGCACGATGCGGTCGAGCCCGTTGTCGAGTTCCTCGGCCACCAGCGCGGCGACAGCCGACGCCTTGAGCGCGCCGGTGATGCGGCGCACCGGCCCGAGGTGCATGTCGAGCGTGCGCGTGTCGCCGACCTCGGCTGCGTCGAGGATGTCCTGCGCGGCCTCCGGGTCGCGGATGCGGTCGGGCACGCTGTCGACGTGCAGCGTCTGCATCGCGAAGGTCGGACGGCCGATGCCGACGTCCTGCTGCGTCCGACGCAGCATGAAGCCGTCCAGCCGGCCGCGCAGGTCCTCGAGGTTCTTGCCGCCGGTGATGACCTGGATCGTCGCGTAACCCACGCGCTTCGGATACCAGGTGCAGTACCGATCCACGAAGGCAGCGTGGCCCATCCGGTCGATCCGGTCATGCGCCAGCGCGCGCAGCATCGGCCAGAGGTCGGCCGGGCTGTTCGGGATCGGCGTCCCCGTCAGGCACCAGACGTGCTTGGCGGCTTTCGCAAGCTGCCACGCCGCGGCCGTGCGCTTCGCGTCGGGGTTCTTCGCGTAGTGGCTCTCGTCGAGGATCAGCACGTCCCAGCGATACGCCGACATCGGCTTCGAGAAACCAGCGGCGCCGTCCCAGCCAAGCACGACTGCGTCGAACGCATTCGCGTCGAACGGCTTGCCGCCGTAGGCGACGTAGACGCGGCGCGGGATCGACTGCCAGTCGCGGATCTCGCGGCCCCAGTTGGCGCGGGCGCTGGCCGTGGTCACGACGAGGACGCGCTGCGCCATCACGAGGTCGGCAGCGATGATCGCAGCCGCCGTCTTGCCGACGCGCGGCTCGTCGGCAAGCAGCGCCGCCTCCCTCTCAGCGAGGAAGCGGGCGCCTTCGATCTGGTGTGGCATGGGCTCCATCGGCGTCGTGCCTCTCGTGCTCTTCGTAGGAGGTGTATGGCATCACACCATACACCGGCGCAAGGATTATTTTCCTGCACCCGGCCGGTCGTCGTTGAAGACGCCGTGGTGCATGGCGTCCAGCAGGATCGCGCAGCATGCCATCGCGTGCGCGAGATGGTGCGCCCCGCTGCTCGCGTCGGTGTCGTGGCGCTGCCACCACGCCATGAGGTGGCGCAGCGCCGCGGCCTGGTAGACCGACGCCGAGACGTGCTTCTCGCGCCAGTTGTAGGCGCCGTACTTGTCCGCGCCGTCCTTCATCGCCCACGCGAGCTCGAGCAGCGCCGGCGGCGGCACGAGGTTGAGCGGCGCCTTCTCCGCGCCGCAGGCCGACTTGGGGTTGTCGTCAGGCAAGGACGTCATGGCTGGGCTCCATGCGGTGGCGGCGAAACCATTCGGCGATGAGCGCGGCCTCGGCGCGGCCGTCGTCCTTCACCCGGGCGAAGCTCTCGCGGTGCTCGGGCCAGAGGTTGCAGGCCGTGGCGCGCGCCTCGTCCTTCCCGGGCCCGAGGCGCATCGCCTTCTTCCATGTGACGGGCGCGACGAGCTCCACGCGCAGGCCGAGGCC